TAACAACATGTAACACTGCAACTTCAAGTTCATATGCAGTACTAGACTCAACATGGGTTTATCAATACGACAGATTTAACGACAGATACATTTGGATACCTGCTTCATCACACACTGCTGGAATTATGGCAAGAAGTGATTTACAAAGAGATGCATGGGTATCACCTGCTGGATTCTCAAGAGGACAATACCTAGGTATTACTAAACTTGCATTGAATCCTAAACAGGCATCTAGAGATGACCTATATCGTGCAAGAGTTAACCCAGTTGCAACATTCCCAGGCCAAGGTACAATCCTGTTTGGTGATAAAACTGCATTAACAACACCTTCTGCATTCGATAGAATCAATGTAAGAAGATTATTCATTGTCTTAGAAAAAGCAATCGCAACTGCAGCTAAAGCTCAGTTATTTGAATATAACGATTCGTTCACACGTGCTCAATTTAGAAGTGCAGTAGAACCTTTCCTAAGAGATGTGAAAAACAGAAGAGGTTTAACAGATTTCTCAGTAATATGTGATGAGACTAACAACACTGATTCAGTGATTGATAGAAACGAATTCGTATGTTCAATATTTGTGAAACCTGCTAAATCAATTAACTTTATTACTTTAAACTTTGTTGCCGCTAGAAGTGGTGTCGAGTTTACTGAAGTATACAGTGCAGTTTAATATTAGGAGTATATAAATGGCAACAATAGACCAATTCAAAGCACAATTAATCGGTGGCGGCCCAAGAGCTAACAGATTTAGAGTGTTCGTACCTCGTTCAGGACAAAATATCGAATTACTTGCAACAGCAACATCAATGCCTGCTTCAACAGTTGCAGAGATTACAATCCCTTTCAGAGGAATGAATCTTAAACTTGCTGGTGACAGAACATTTGATGCATGGACAGTTAGTATCATTAATGATATTGAGTTCTCTTCAAGAACTGCCCTAGAAGGATGGCAACAAGATATCGCTGGTTACGGTGATTCAGCTGCTGCTACTAATAACGATTACTTAGTATCAAGAGCATTTGTAGAACAACTAGGTAAAGATGATTCAGTTCTAGCGAGATATGAGTTCTTTAATATGTTCCCGACTTCAGTAGGTTCAATTGAATTATCAACTGAACAAGCAGACGGTCTAGAAACATTTGAAGTAAGTTTCTCATATTCTCACTGGGAAAGAGTAATCTAAGACAATTTAAAGTGAAATTAACCCTTTTAAGGTGTTATAAATAATAGTATGGAAATATTTGGATTTGAAATATCTCGTAAGAAAGACGAGTTAAGGGCCACAGAGACACCGAACGCAAGTTCGTTTGTCCCTCAAGTAGACGATGACGGCACTCCCGTCATTAGTCAACAGGCAGGATTTATCGCAGGAGGTGCTTATGGTGCCTATGTCGATATGGAAGGTGGTATCAAGAATGAGGTTGAACTCATTAGAAGATACAGAGAGACTTCCTTAGTACCTGAATGTGACGCTGCTATTGAAGACATTGTTAATGAGTGTATCACCTCGGATAGTGCCGATAGGATTGTAACACTTGACCTCAGAGACCTAAAACTCTCAGATGGTATTAAGAAAAAGATACAGGACGAGTTTTACACAATCCTATCACTAATGAAGTTCAATCAGAACTCTCATGAAATATTCGAAAATGGTACGTTGATGGAAGAATTTACTTCCATAAAGTCGTTGACTCTAAAAGATTAAAACAGGGTATAGTTGACATTAGAAATGTTGACCCTCTTAAAATCAAGAAAGTTAGAAACGTAGAGAAAGACAAAAAGAACGGCGTAGAGATTATTAAAAAGATAGAAGAGTTTTATGTTTTTAATGACAAAGGTTTTGACAAGACAGGTGCTAACGAAGGTGCAACTGTTAAAATTGCTCCCGAAGCGGTAACATATACTACTTCAGGACTCCTTGACTTCAACAAGAATGCAGTCATAGGATATATGCATAAGGCATTGAAGACTGCAAATCAGTTATCAATGATGGAAGATGCACTAGTAATCTATAGATTATCTAGGGCTCCTGAAAGAAGGATATTCTACATAGATGTAGGTAACCTCCCAAAAGCAAAAGCAGAACAGTATCTTGCAGACGTTATGAATAAGTATAGAAATAAACTTATCTATAATGCAGATACAGGTGAAATCAAAGATGACAGAAAACATATGAGTATGTTGGAAGATTTTTGGTTACCAAGAAGAGAGGGTGGAAGAGGAACAGAAATATCTACCTTGCCAGGCGGACAAAACCTTGCAGAAATTGATGACGTAGAATACTTCAAGAAGAAGTTATACCAATCATTAAATGTTCCTAGTTCTAGGATGGAGTCAGACAACGGATTCAATATGGGTAAGTCGTCTGAAATTTCTAGAGACGAACTTAAGTTTAATAAGTTCACTAACAGACTTCAGAAGAAGTTTGCTAGAGTGTTTACAGATATCTTAAAGACTCAATTGGTTCTTAAAGAGATTGTAACTGGAGAGGAGTTTGATAAGTATAAAGACTACATTCAATACGACTTTACTGCAGACAATCACTTCACTGAACTGAAAGAACAAGAGATACTAAGAGAGAGATTAGATGCGCTTCAGAGTGCGTCAGAGTACGTTGGACAGTATTTCTCACAAGAGTATGTAAGGAAGTACATATTAAGACAGACAGAAGAGGACATCAAGTTAATTGATGACCAAATAAAGGCAGAGAAAGAAGCAGGAATTGGTCAAAATGACGATGACGGTGGATTCTCACAGTATTAGGAGTAAATTATGAGTATAGCAAAAGACATTGTTGACACTATTGAAAAGGGTGAGTTGGTAGATGCCAAAGAACTCATCAACCAAGGAATTAAAGAAAAGGCTGCAAGTGCAGTTGATTTTAAAAGAGTAGAATTACAAGTGGATTGGATGACTAATCCCGAAGAACACACTGGAGTGTAAATGAAAAGTTTTGCAGAAATACGAACAGAATTGAACGAGGCAAAATTCAAGTTGCCTAATGGTTCTAAGTTGTTGAAAAAGGATTCTGCAAAGGTTGGTTCTAGTAAGGTAGATGTACATTTTGTGCAGAACAAGAAGAACAAAGTAGATATTTACTTAGATGGTATGTTGTTTGGTGATGACCCTTACAAAGACCTGAAATCTGCTGAGAAAGAATTTAAAGACATGAAAACTTTGATGATGAGTATGGGTGAAGAAATTACACTAGAGGACATAACAAATGAAATTAATAGCTGAATTTAACGAGAATATTGCACCAATTATCACCGAATCAAAATCGGGTGGTAAAGATTACTTCATTGAAGGTGTTTTCATGCAAGCTGACATCAAAAACCGTAACGGTAGAGTCTATCCAAAAGAAATAATGGAGAAAGAAGTAAATCGTTACAACAAAGAGTTCGTTGAGAAGCAACGTGCTTTCGGTGAGTTGGGACACCCTGAAGGGCCAACCATCAATCTTGATAAAGTATCACATCTTATCCAAACATTGACTCTAGAAGGGTCAAACTATGTTGGTAAAGCAAAGATTTTAAGTACCCCTAATGGTGAGATTGTAAAAGCTCTTATCAATGATGGTGCTAAATTAGGTGTATCATCTAGAGGTCTAGGTTCACTAGAACAAAAAGGTAATGCACAATATGTTAAAGGCGATTTTCAACTTGCAACTGCAGGTGACATAGTCGCTGACCCATCCGCTCCTGAGGCATTTGTCGAAGGTATAATGGAAGGGGTTGAGTGGATAATGGGAACAAATGGGGTGTTAACTGCTATACAAGCAGAAGACTTCCAAAGAACCCTTAAATCTACACGACTAAATAAGTTAGAAGAAACTAAGTTAAATCTATGGAAAAGGTTCGTTGAGAGTCTATAACATATAAATAAAATAGAATAGATTAAATATAATCTAAAACAGGAGAAAAAAATGGCAGAGTTAGAAAATAACCTAGAAACTACGGAAGTAGTTGAGACTATGGAAGAAGGTGTTCAACCTGATTCTAAGTCAGAAAAAGGTGATAGTAAACCAGTCAAACAAGGTTCATCTGATGCTGAGACTATTGGTCAAGGCAAAGTTGAAGTCGTCAAACCTGAAGAAAATCCTGTTGACAAAGCAGTAGCATCTATCAAGAAAGCTGAGACTGCACCTTCAAACGAAGGTGATGCTCAGAAGAAAAATGCTGGAAAAGCTGAAAAAGCAGAGAAGTTAAAAGAAGATGAGAAAGAGTCTAAAAAAGACGAAGTCAAATCTACTAAAATGGAATCTATTAAAGCTATCGTCAACAACATGAAGGAAATGACTAAGGAAGAAATCTCATCTGTACTGGGAACAGTATCAGAAGAAGAGGTTGACGAAAGTTTGACTAAAGCTGAAACAGCAAGAAAAGTAGTAGAGTCTTTGAAGTCTATGGACGAAGAAGCAGTTGCTAAAGTTCTAGAAGGTTTTAAGAAAGAAGAAGATAAAGAAGAAGTTAAGGAAGATTCAATCGAAGAAGAATTAACTGCAGACTTAGAGTCTTCTCTTGTTGAAATTGAAATAGATGACGACCTATCAGCAATATCAGAAGCATTAGAACTTACAGAAGAAAATGCTGAAAAAGCAAAAACAATATTTAAAGCTGCAGTGACTTCAAAAGTTGCAGAAATTAAAGAAAACCTTGATACTCAGTATCAGGCAGAATTAAAAACCACAGTTGAGACTGTTAAAGCTGACCTTGCGGAAGGTGTAGACAAGTACTTAACATATTGTGCAGAAGAGTGGACGAAAGAAAACGAACTTGCAATTGAACGTGGTTTGAGGTCAGAAATGACAGAAGGATTTATTGAAGGATTAAAAACATTGTTCGTAGAACATTATGTTGACGTTCCTGAAGATAAGTACGATGTTATCGATGAACTCGCAAATCGTCTCGATGAGATGGAATCTAAACTCGACAGTGAGGTCTCTAGAAATATGGACATCGTTGAAGAATTAGAAACTCTTAAGAGAAGTAATGTGATATCAGAAGCGTCGAAAGACTTGACTGATTCACAAAAAGAGAAGTTATCCTCACTTGCAGAAGGTGTTGAGTACAAAACTGAAGAAGATTTCGCTGAGAAAATTTCTGAAGTAAAGAATGCGTACTTCCCTGCTGAAGGTGAAAAGATAACGGAAGAGACTCTAGTTGTTGAAGGTGCTAACGAATTTGAGGTTGAAAAATCTGAAGTTGTGTTAGACCCATCAATGTCTAGATACACTCAAGCAATCAAAAAACTTCAACCATTAGGTTAAGTTTTAATTTAAAGGAAAAATAAAATGTTTTTATCAGAAAACTTACAAGAAAAGTGGTCGCCGATTCTAGAACACTCCGATTTGCCAAAAATCGAAGATAACTACAAACGTGCGGTTACTGCTGTTATTCTTGAGAACCAAGAAAAAGCTTTACAAGAGCAAAACTTGCAAGAAGCAGCACCTTTAAATGCTACTGGAACAGGTATATCTAATTGGGATCCGATTTTAATCTCCCTAGTTAGACGTGCTATGCCAAATCTCGTTGCATACGACATTTGCGGAGTTCAACCAATGACTGGCCCAACAGGATTAATCTTTGCTATGAAAGCAAGATATAACGATTATCCTTCAGGAACAAGATTAGCTAAATCAGAAGCAATGGGAATTGACGAAGTTAGAACTGGATACTCTTCAGCTGCTAACCCAACTGCTGACGGTGTCGGAACTAACGACATTTCAGACCCATTCGATACTTCAACACCTTCATACGAATCCACAACTGGAAACGGAATGACTACTGCATCTGCAGAAGCATTAGGTGACGTTGAAGCATCAAACGGTTTCGCTCAAATGGGTTTCTCAATTGAGAAAGCTACTGTTACTGCCAAGTCAAGAGCATTAAAAGCAGAATACACACTAGAACTTGCACAAGACCTTAAAGCAATCCACGGTCTTGACGCAGAATCAGAACTTGCAAATATTCTTTCATCAGAAATTCTTGCAGAGATTAACCGTGAAGTTGTCAGAAATGTCAATATTCAAGCAAAAACTGGTGCAGCTGATACAGCAGCAGCAGGTACTTTCAACTTAGATGTTGATGCTAACGGTAGATGGTCTGTTGAGAAATTCAAAGGATTATTGTTTCAAATCGAAAGAGAGTCAAACAAAATTGCTAAAGAAACAAGAAGAGGAAAAGGTAACTTTATCTTATGTTCTTCAGACGTTGCTTCAGCACTTTCAATGGCAGGTGTATTAGATTACGCTCCTGCTCTTTCAACTAACCTAAACGTAGACGACACTGGCAATACATTTGCTGGTATTCTAAACGGAAGAGTTAAAGTTTATATCGACCCATATGCTGGTGTTGATTACTTAACTGTAGGTTATAGAGGAACTAATCCATACGATGCTGGTATGTTCTATTGCCCATACGTTCCATTACAAATGGTTCGTGCAGTTGGAGAAAATACTTTCCAACCAAAAATCGGCTTTAAAACAAGATACGGAATGGTTTCAAATCCATTTGTA